CTCTATGACGACTGGTTTGATCTGCCGGAAGAAGCTCAACTGATTATCGCTAACATGATGTTCAATATGGGACGGCCTCGCCTGAGTCAGTTCAAAGGCATGAAGGCCGGTGTGGATGCGCGTGATTGGAATGCCGCCGCAGACGAGATGGTTGATAGCAAGTGGTATCGTCAGGTCACCAATCGGGCTGACCGTCTGGTCACCCGTATGAGGAATATCGCTTAAAAAAAGGCCCGCTAGGGGGTAACGGGCCACGAGTTACATCCGATGAGGGAATCTGTATGAAACTCCATTGCTAAATTACTGTATTTATTAGCAATGTCAATTAACTAAATGAATATCCTGTTTGGTTGACATAGTATCCTAAGATGATTACATTGTTCCTCGATGGTTTAACAAAGGGGGACTAAACATGAATCATCAATCAACTGAATGCCCAAAAGTTATTGCTAATGCGCTGTTTCAAATACAGTCGCAGATCGGCACTTTGGGTTATGACTCGAATAACGAGTTCGCTAAGTACAAGTATGTGTCTATCGACAAATACTACGAGAAGATGCGTCCACTCATGAATGAAGCAGGAATTATGATTATTCCTGATGAGCTGGAAAGTAGTCTCAGTGAGGATCGCAAACTCTATCGTGCCGTCTATCAGTTCACCATCATGCACAAAGATGGAGCTGTATGGAACTTCCCGATCCGCAGATCAATCACCCTTCCCTTCACAGGTGCGCAGTCAGCCGGTTCAGCACTTTCGTATGTTGAAAAGATTGCCATGCGTACGATCTTCAAGATCAACTCAGGCGAGCGTGATGACGCAGATATGCTTGAGCAAAGCGATTTTTCGGCCCTGACTGATAAGCAGAAGGCTGAGATTGACAAACTTGTCGATAAAGTCGAATTGACTGACGAAGATATGGACGCTCTGTATAAGTGGCTCAAGGTCAAAAACTTGCACGATACGCACCCCGATCAGTACGACAATCTGATTGCGGCCCTCAAGAGGAAGACCAAATGAGGATCATCGATGCAGAGCAAGGCACTGAAGAATGGTTGATGGCCCGTCTGGGCTGTCCATCAGGGTCAGGCTTCTCGAAACTCATTACAGCTCAAGGCAAGGAGTCCACAAGCCGGAACGGTTATGTGAATGGTTTGATTGCTGAGAAGGTGATGAACGAGATTCCTGAGACGTACGAGAATGAATGGATGATCCGTGGACGGATTTTGGAACCTGATGCACGGGCTTTCTATGAGTTCGATGGGAGAGTATCCGTACAAGAGGTAGGGTTCTGTAAGCATGATGAGTATGAGTGCGGAATCTCACCGGATGGCCTCGTGAACGCAGATGGAGGGCTGGAGATTAAATGTCCGGCTCCTGCTACGCACGTTAAGTATTTCCGTGCAGGGAAACTTCCATCTGAATATAAGGCGCAAGTGCAGGGATGTTTGTGGATTACAGGCCGCAAGTGGTGGGACTTCCTATCCTACCATCCATCCCTGCCGCCATTACTGATCCGTGTCGAGCGTGACGAGGATTATATCAAAGAGCTTGAACGCATCGTCATTGATGCTTGCAAGGAAATAGAAACTGAAAGTAAGAATCTGGAGAAATTCCTATGACAGAACAAAAGAAGTATGACAACAACAACGAGATTGCTATCTGGGCGAATGATCGGAAGAACAAGCCGACTGACCCTGACTTTAAAGGCAATGCAACTGTTGATGGTCAAGAGTATTGGGTAGCCGCTTGGAAGCGATCAGAAGATGCTAACGAACGTGCGCCCGTACTCAAGGCTAAACTAACGCTGAAGGATCAGCCAAGGGACGAAGCGCAGTACACCAATACTGATCCGGTAAGGACAACTAACGACGAAATTCCGTTTTGAGGTTATCAATGAAAAAAGTATATGTAGACATTGGACGGTCATTGCGAATCGCTCAAGCACTTAACGATGTAAAGAACATCGATTTGGCTGAACGATTTGGCGTAAGGCCACAACAGGTCATTCGGTGGAGAAACTCGCAAGATATGCCTGTGCATAAGTGTCAGGACTTTGCTGAATACTTCGGTATGGACTTTTATAAGTTTCTGGAACTAGGCCATGCAGAAGGCTAATTACACTGTCACATCGAGGCAAATGCTCGATCAGGTCTACCAAGATGCCCTTCGGGGCATCGAGGATCATGGCTTTATCAAGCTGGAATGGAAAGCAGGGAGTAACCGGAGTATCAATCAAAATGATTTGTACTGGATGTGGTTGGGCGAGATAGTTGACCAGACCAACAGAAAAATCGATGCAGATGGCACTCCGTTTATTAAAGAGGAGATGCACGAATGGCTGTGCGAAGAATTTCTAGGTTATGAAACTAGGTTTGTCGGCAAGAAAGAGATTAAAACCTTGAAGGGGACGAGTAAGCTCCTGAAAGGCGAAATGTATTTCTATATGCAACAAGTCGATCACTTTGCTCATTCGCACGGGATGAAGCTGACCATCCCTGATGACTCTGAGTACATGAAACTAAAGCAGAGGGAGAATCAGTGAAACCAAAAGAGTTTTGGGAAGGTAGACGGGCGAAGCATCGTGCGGCCCAGATCACGGAGCATGATGTGTACCTGATTAAAGGTCTGTTAAAAGAAGGTGTTCGCCCAGTGGAGATTGCTAAGAAGTTTGAGGTCAGCAAGAACATCATCTATCGGATAAGGAACGGCAAGACATGGCTTCACGTTCCTGAGTATGGTGAAGTGTAAATGAAAAGTAAGTCGCGCCGATGCTCAAATTGCCGAAAGAAGTGTCCGCCAGAAAATATATTGACTAGCAACTTACGGGCTTTTTGCTCGATGGAGTGTCTGATGGAGTTTACTAAGTCTGAAAAGGGCAAGAAGCTCATCAGGGAGGCCGTGGTGCGACAAGATCGCCAAGATAGGGCAAAGGTACGGGAAAAGCAAAAAACACGCTCACAATGGCTTGCAGAGGCTCAGAGTGCGTTTAATGCTTACGTTCGCTGGCGTGATCGTCATAACGGTTGTATTTCATGCGGTAGTCATGCAGAGAATAAATACGGCGGCAATTATGACGCTGGTCATTTCCGTTCAAGGGGGAGTGCGCCTCACCTTCGTTATCACTTGTGGAACGTGCATAAACAATGTGTCAAGTGTAATAGATTCCGATCAGGAGCCGTGTCTGAATACAGAGTGTCGCTCATTTGGAAACTAGGTCATGAAAAAGTAGAGTATCTTGAGACTTTACAAAGTACCAAAGAACATGATATTGATTACGCGAAACGTGTAAAAAGTATCTTTACTCGTTTACTGAAGCATCGTCAGAAACTCAAGGGGGAATTGTGATGACGGCTAAATACCCAACGTGTCCTAACTGCGGGGACAATGTATTGCGCGAGCATTTAAATAAGGGTGATGAAGTGTGTCGGCACTGTGGCCCGACTCGTGACCTCGACACCTACGGTGAGTTGGAGGCAGAGATTTTCAACAAGTGGTACGGTGAGTACATCATGCAAGAAGGGGGATATGATGAAGGTTAATGCAAAGTTTTTCTGCAATCACTGTGGTTCGATCTTTGATGCCAAGGATGCAGACAAGCCCAATTTACGTTGCCCAATATGTGATGGGTACAAAGTATCCTTGCAAATGGATCTTTGGAATGAGCCTGAACCTGAAGAATTTCGTGTTGAGATTCCTAGGATTATGCTTCCAGACGTTGACTCCTAAGATCGACAGGAGTAAAAAGAAAAATATGTGCCGGACGGGGTGTGAGAAGCCCCTAGCAAACCGGACTGAAGATTCGGGAGAAAGTACCCAAGCCGCATTCCGGCACACGGGTTTAATGTAATCACAAATAGTTACATTATCAATACTTTCCCCACCTTTTAGTCCCTTTTGCGTCCGTTTAGACTGTCGCATCGTGCAGTAGTACATAAAAAGCGAGATTGCAGTCCGACTTTTGAGGACGAGATAAACAGCGTTAGAGGTGATCCGCCTACGGGCAGGGACGGTTGAGCTACCGGATGGAGATACCCGCCATCGAAAGCACTGCTGATGACCGAGACTGCATGGACTAGCACTGGAACAGCCTAGGAGTACAGGGATCACCCTACGTCCTCTAAATGACAACTATTGCTTGGAGAAAGTTAATTGCTGATACAGCTATCAAACAAGGATGCTCACCGATGCACGATGCTTGGCTATGACACAGTGAAGTTATGCGAGATGCAGGGGTTTCCTCCGCGATTGGAAAATAAAAGCCAAAGCAGGGAAGAGGCAAATGTTTTTGGGTTTAAAGCTGAATTTGCAGTCGCAAGATTATTTGGCCTTGAGCCTCCAGATCTGAATGTAACGTCAGATTACGGTGTCGATTTGTGGTGGGATGACTTTTCTATCGATGTAAAATTTAGCAATAAGGAAGATGGAGATTTGATCTTCGACACAATGGATAAATTCAAATCCCAAATCGCCATTCTTGTAACCCGCACGGAAAACGAAAATGTGATGAACATCGTTGGTTGGATGGGCAGAAAAGAGTTTGAGAAGAAATGTCATCAGGTCAATCTTGGATACGGCGATCGGTTGATCGTTGAGGCTAAGAAACTCAAGCCAATCGAAGAGCTTTGGCTAAAGATACAAGAATTAAAACACAGTCCAAAAGGATAAACATGGAACTAAGACCACACCAAGAAACAGCAGTAGAAATGCTGAGAAGCTCCCTTCGTAGGGGGAAGAAAAGACCAATACTTGCCGCACCATGCTCATTTGGTAAGACAATCACAGCGGCTTACATTTTCGAGGAAGCGATCAAGCGCGGGAAGCGCGGCATCTTCATCTGTGACCGGATCAAGCTGGTAGAACAGAGTTTGGAAGCCTTTGACTTACATGGTGTCGATGCCGGAGTCATGCAGGGTAACCACCATCGCACAGATCATTATATGCCAGTGCAGATCGCCAGTATCCAGACGCTCGCACGGCGATCACGGATGCCACTGTTTGATTTTGCCATCGTGGATGAGTGTCACTCTGTCCACAAATACCTGCTGGAGATGATGGAGGCTTACAACAACATCCCGTTTATTGGATTGTCGGCAACTCCGTTCAGTAAGGCACTAGGCACTGTGTACGACGACTTGATTGTACCGATTACACCGAACGAGCTACTCAAACAGGGGTATTTGTGTCCCATCCACTATTACGGCGGGCGGAAGGTCAATCTGGACGACATGAACCGAAGGGCATTGCCTACGGGCGGTACAGACTACGATCCAAAGTCGCTAGAGCATCGCATCGAGAAGGATGTACTGCTTGCAGGGGATATTGTGAAGAACTGGCTGAAGCATGGAGAAAATGCTCAGACCATCGCATTCAGCCCATCGATCAAGCACTCAAAGTACATGGTAGAGCTGTTCCGGCAGAACGGAATATCGGCAGAACACATCGATGGGTATACCGATCCTGACCTGCGAGAAGTGATGTTTCGCGCACATGATCGCGGCGAGTTTAAGATTCTGTCTTGCTCCAAGCTACTCAATGTGGGCTACGACGCACCATCCGTACGGTGTTTGATCGACTGCTATCCCACCACTTCGATCATTTCGTACGTCCAAAGGGCAGGAAGAATCGCCAGAACAGCCGAAGGTAAGGACTACTCCATCTATCTGGATCATTCCGGCAACGTGTCACGGCATGGATTTGCCGAAAATATCGTACCTTTGGAACTAGATACAGGAGAAAAGGGCTTCTCTGAAACTAAACAGGTCAAGAAGAAGAAAGAAGCCAAGGTCTGGGAATGCCCTGAGTGCTACCAGCAACGCACGGGAGTCAAATGCCCTTGTGGGTACGAAATGCCTAGAGTCGAGCAACTCAAGCACGATGAACAGATGTTGAAGCGCATGACAGCCAGCGAGAAGGCCAACGCACTATTCTCTAAGGAAGAGAAGGGTCAGTGGCTAGGCGAGCTGTACTTACACGCTGAACGTAAGGGCTACAAGGAAGGTTGGGCAGATCGATTGTACAAGCAGAAGTTTGGTCAATGGCCGAATGGCGTTTACCCAAGCCCAGTTAAGGATGTGAGCGAAGCCGTCAGAAAATATATTCAGTACGACACGATCAGAAAAGTTCATGGAAGTTGGGGCCGTCGTGCTTCTTGAAACTAGATTTACGTTTCTTGAAACTAGATTGACCACCTTTGAAACTATATTTCTTGAAACTATATGGGGTACTTTTGAAACCATATTGGGTACGTCAGAAACTATATTCTTGAAACTATATTCACCGTTCTTGAAACTATATTCAGGCCGTTTGACCCTGGTTGTGCGGTGCAACATGAGGCTAAAGCATTGATTTACAACGAAAAATTAGAATACATCGTTTCGCGCCTAGATAAAGCAATTACGACGGCTAACGGCTATCGCGCCCGTTGTCCCGTTCATGGTTCAAAGGGGCAAACGCTATCGATAACCGCTAAAGACGGCGGCTATATCGTTGCACACTGCTTTTCTTGTGGCGCGGGCGGGCCTGAACTAATGAAAGCCCTACAACTACCCGTTGGCGTTCTATTCCCCGAAACTACCGAATACGCACCCCCTGCTATTACTAGGCAAATGAAAGCCGATAACGTACGGGACGGGATAATCTTGCAATACGCACAAGAAACCCCGCCCGAAACTTTGGCCGATAATAAAGAAGTAACAAAAGCCCGCGAAAGGGTAAAGGGTTACTTTACAAAAGCCGAACAAGCCAACCATGAAAGCCCGCCCATAACGCACCCCGCGCTGGCCGATTTTGCACAATATAAGAAAGCCCTAGAAACCGCCCCCGCACTACGGGAACAAATAGTTGCGGCCCATTGGGACGGGGTAGCCGTTCGCGCTGAATTGTGGTTGTTGCAGTATAAGACCAAAGTATAATCCCTAAATTGTAACTTTTTTCTCTTTTGGTGTTTACAAGGTATCCAATATAGATTACCTTGTGTCTTATGTTGTTTGGATAGGCCGAACAATTAAGCCAAAGAAACCCAAGGGGGAATATATGGCAACACTGACAAAAGCGAAGCCCGCCGAATGGTTGGGAAACGGAATGGGCAACACTACCGCCGAATGGGTTGTAGTTGGTTTCGAGCATATAGCCGTTCGCAAATTAGGAACGCGCTGGGCCGCTATAGACACAACAAAACCAGCCGGAAACGGCGGTATAGCGTTTGCCGATACGAAAGCCGATTTATTAAACAAATTAGACGGGCTGGCCGCATAACGCGGCCCTAGGGGGAAACAATGCAACACTTCGCAAATATGCTTTTAGATATAGAGCTAGTAGACGACGGGACGCTAGATAGAGTCGTTAGCGTAAAGAATAGCCTAACGGATAGGACAACGATTCTAAGGTATGACGCGGATTCGTTCGAGTATCCAGCCGTGCTAGAACAAGCCAAAAACGACTATTTAGATCAATTTTGCGAGTTTCTCTCGCACCATTCTAATTTTTAAGGGGGATAACATGAAAACGCCACAAGTAACGCCAAATTGGGCAACGGGTATCTATATCGGGGGCGGTGTAGTTGCTACCCCCACACAATATCAGGGGAAAATTACCAAAGTAAAAGCTCTGAAAAATAGTTACGACGGAAACCCCCGTTTTGCTATTTGGTTAGAGGGGTTGGGCCGTTTCACTACCCCAACGGACGCGGGTTGGGTGTATGGGATAAGCCCGCATACGTTAGAGGGTAAATCGGTATTGCTTCGGGTAGGTAGCCGCGCTAATTCGCGGACAATCGAAAGTTTAGATATAGAGGGATAAACAATGGAACCATGGAAAAAAGCACAACAACAACGCGAAGCACAACGCAAAAAGACAGCTATTAGTAACCGCAAACGATTAAAAGCCGAAACAGTAGCGGCTATCGATGCGCTTGTGAAAGTAGCAAATGGCATTGTTTGCGATGCTAGCGAATCAATTATGTATGGGAATGTAAACTTGTCATTATCTGATATTGCCGAATTGAGCAAGCAAGCCGATAGAGTTAGGGAAGCATTTTTAATTGGGGGGAATGACTAATGCGGAAAATTGAGCAAAAAATGATAAGCGCACTACGGGCGGGCCGTTCGTTTAGCTTGCAGAATACTAGCGTATCAAAACGCCAACGGATAGCGGGCGGGTATTCTCAATCGGTCTATTTGTACGATAACCATATAGCGACGTTAGAATTTAATCACGAAAAAGCCCGCGAACCATTCGCTATTATGGGGACGTTGGCCGGTTGGGGTACAGTTACAACCCGTTCACGGCTTAACGCTATTTGTCGAGAGTTTACGGGCCGCGCACGTTTTGGACAAAAAGCACACGCGCAACAATTCGACGACGACGAAATAACGGAAAATTGCTGGTTGCCTATCCGCTAGACCAAAGTCTAATAAAATAATTTGCCCCTAATGGTTGTAAATAAACTTTTAGGGGCTTATTATTACCCCATAACGTAAACAAAAGGGGGTAGACGTTATGATAAATAAAATTTTAGACACTTTGGTTTTCGGCGCGGTTTTGTCCGTTCTTGTTTCTATTGTCGCGTTTCTTGGTTCAATCGCTGGCTTTTTGTTTACGGGTAACCCTGTTTTTATCGCGGTTGCCCAATATGCAATGGTTGCCATTTTTTGGACGCTAGTCGCGGCTTTAGTTGTTGGTCCTATTATTACGGGTTTTCGGGGGGTTTAATCATGAAAAAGACAACGACAATTTTCGGGCTATACGATAGCAACGGGGAATTAGTGCGGGCTTTCGCGTACGAAAACGAAGCCGAACAATACCAAAACCGCATTAGACCGGATACGGCTAAACGTCGTATGCAATGGGGGAAAGAACAATGCGAAGCACG